CGCGTAGATTGGTCCAATCTGCCGTCTTCTGGACACGCTCCAAGTTCAGGGTGGTGAAGGCCCATAGCCATGAAATACGAGAAAACAATGAGTAATCCGTTCATGAGAGAATTTGTAATTGTTGTGTCTGACTGACCAGAATTCATGCGCCGTGCTGTGGTATATAGATAACCTGCAAGAAAAAGCGCAGACACATTACTGGCGTCCTGCAGCAGGCGATAGGCTTCTGCAGGTAATCCAACACGTACCATCCACTCACGAATAGGCGCGTATAAAGCCATAGTATTCGTAGCATCAAAAATAGTAAAGTCGCATTCCAGCGCATATATTGAAAAATCATCAGGAACCAGTATGCGTCGAGCGGCACGTTCTGGCCAGGCGCCGATCTCGTCAACGGTGTAACCGGATGTGGCGGTAAAGAGGGAACGCATCTCGCTGGGATCTTGAAACGCAGAGTGTTGAAATCGATATATTGCCTTAGAGATTGCCCAAATAGGTGGACCAGTAACAACTAGCTCAGATGGTACGGTGGAGCTAATTACGCGTGGGCTATAAGGCATAAAATAATCAAAATCATCAAAATGTGTTTTATTGAGCAACTCACTTTTGATAAAAGTTACAATACGACAATGTTCCTGTTCGGTGGGTGGGTAACGCCGATGATCAACGTAAGCTTTACGAAGCACGCGAGCGCGCCCACCAGGGAACCGGCTGACCCATTCCTCAAAAGAGGCGGGTTCAACAAGGCCGATTCCATCAAACATTGCATTCAGATTGGCAGTAGCAAAAGCTACGAAAGATGGACAAAGTCTGTCTTCGAAGTGGTAAGAATAATTGCGTCGCGGAACGCATCGGTTTATAGTGGCTACGTGCTCAGCACCGTCATCACGACGAGCTGTAACAACAGGAATGCGCTGGGTATACCAAATGCCGCGTGCTACGGCGACAGTGTTGTTACGAGGGACGCGCCAATAAATGGGTGTTTTGACGGAAGAAAAGCGTTCAGTAGGGCGCAATAGCTTGCGATATTGTCGGGGAAACTCAAGATAATCAGGGAAAGATATTCCCTTCATCTTGAATGGTGCAGGCTGCAATATGCGTTTAGGCATTGTGAAGGATTGGTGCAAAGCATCAAAGCGGATTTCCTGTTGCCGAAGGTAGTCAATAGGTTCAATACGTGCACGGGGGGGCCTGCAACAACAACATTTCAAGCCAAGCCAGGCACAAAAAAGACCTAACCTGCCAGAATGTCGAGATACGGGGAGTACGATATTTGGGTCGAGAGTCAACAGATTGTTGTAAGTAGAAATATATTGAGAATTTTCCAACACAATCTGGAGTGAAGCGGCATGGCGTAGGCAGGATAGAAAGGTGAGTACGGTAGCTGCAACAACAACGGCAGGTAGCATGTCCGATGGGATTGCCAAGGATCGAGAATGTGTCAAGATGTTACGATGTATACGTGTCAAGGTGTCACGATCACGTTCAATAAAAGCAAACTTAGTAATGGCCTCATTTACGAGAGTTTTGGGCACAAAAATGTCATGTTCATTATAATCAGTAAGAGCGACAAATTTCCCGAAAGAGGTAAGTTGGCCATCTGGTAAGCGATAAGGCACGAAAAAAGGCAGATCCTGCACGCTAGGGCCGTAAGTAGTTAGGCTACCGCAAAAATTGGTATCAACCAGGCCAGCTAAGAATGAGGGCTGGTGCGGAATGCTGAGTGGTGCTTCAGTTAACATAATATGAAAGACATGGGTGAAATCATCAGGTGAAGCATACACGGAGCGGGCAACAACATTGCCTTCAGACGTTTGAAAGCCGCCGAGCTGAAGCCAAAAGCATGGGTCATGAGTATATCCGGTAAGATCACCGGCTGTGTGCATATGAACCACACCATTACGTATGGAATACTGAGTCTCGCCACGATGATGTAGGCCAAAGCCTGTAAAAACATGGGCAACGGCAATAATATCAGCACGTTTCAACAAACGCACGAGATCAGGAGTCAAGTAGTATATGGAGTGGACCGAAAGGTACACATCCGGATTGACACAATAACACTCTTGAGCGACATGATGACAATATTGGCTGATGTTAGAGGTGATAGAGGCGTGCCGCACCTCATCAACAGCGTCCAAAATGGGACAGCAACTCCAAATATAATCACGTTTCTGCCGGAAATGGGTTTTTGGATTGCCGCCAACATCAACAACAACAGCAGGGTTATTAAAAGATCGATTAATATAATTGATTGCCTCTGTTGTAGCAAGTCGGCGCTCAAAAGCGTTAACTCTATGACGGTTGGAAGCATCAAGAGGTATACGTGTGAACTTGCGATGCTTATAGTGAGAAAAGATCCAGGGGTGTGGATCAGCGTCATAGGATAATGAATCAATGGATACCTCATAACGGTCTTTCTCTGGCTCAGGTTGTACAAGATACTGAACAGCGTCATAATCTGGTTTAACCTGAGTTTCTAGAAACTTGGTTTTCTGGTTGTCCTTAGCGCCACTGTTTTTCTTGGCATCGCATGCAAAAGCGGCGAATTCCGCATCAAAATTCATGCTATATGGCACAAGAGGAGTACGTGGGGTGACGCAAACGGAATAAGGAGGTGTATAAGTAACAGGAGGAGGAGTGATGAGGTCACCGTGTCGAGCTGGCACAGGAGTTGGCGCGGGCGCGAGAACCTCCTCTTCCATGTGGAGCTGATCGTTAGCACGTGCTGCCACCGCAGCAGCAAGCGGACTATCAATTGCGGGAGGATACTTCTCTTCTGCGGAATGGGAATCATCTGGGGTAGCAGATGTGACAGGGCAGATCTGTTCAGCAGAAGGAGCAACATCCTCAGCTTCATTGACAGCAGAGAGAGCAATAGAACGATCAGGTTGAAGACTCGGCACAGGCCGGTATGAACGTCTTACTCGGCTGCGGCTGCGTCGTGGTATATTGCCATTAAGTGCGTGCATGTAGGAATTGTGCGCGCGCTGCAGGAAGAGAGAAAAAGAATCATGAGGGCGAACATCCTGCATCGGCATGTCGCCCAAGGTGGCCTGAGTGTTTCCATTTGTAGCGTGCATGATGACGTTCCACGCCTCACTTATGGCAATAGTATGCCCATCTGGAGAGGCTGTAATGGAAGGAAGAACGTAAACGGCATTTACGTAGACTGCTGGTGGGCAAGGTGGTGAGAAACCGGGCCGGTAAACTACACTTTGCGTGGCGCTCTCCACGAGAGAATAAGAGAAAACGCCCGTTGACAAGCGTAGAGAGCTATAAGCAGGATGTACATCAGCACAACAGACAACAAAATCCAATGACTGCCAACGGATAGCAGCAGATGCGTAGGACGACGCCATCGACGTCTGAACCATGTGAGGGACACTAGGGAAAAATTCACTAGGATCAACCGGCACGTGAGCAAAGAAACCAGGCATCTCGCCAATGCCGAGAGGCAAATAATGATATATCATCGGCGTAAAGCAAGGGCTATCGGTTGAGAAAAATCGAAACCTATCGGAAAAGGTCAGAAAATAAGCCATAACAACGGATTG